CCAGCCACGCGTACGGAACTGACGCACGAACTGCATCTTCGCAGCCGTGATCTCGCCAGGGGTCAGAACGTCGGCAACAGCGTCAGTCGCAACGGACGAGCCGGTGTTGTCGAGGTCTTTCCAAAACGGATGCTGGAACAAGCGACCGCCGCCCGCAAGCAGCGACGCCATAAGACCGTCCTGCTGGACAAGACCAGACGTGAACACGCCGGCCTTTTCCATAGTTTCTTTGAGCATGTACGAGGTAAACACATCAGGTACAATCACGTCAGAAATCGTAGTGATAGCCATGTTACTTAAGCTTTCAAATGTCGCCCTGATCGTCGCTTCGCAATAGCCTCAGCAAGCTCGAATAAGAACGTGTCGTCATAGTCATTGCGCGCAAGATTGAACTGCCACACCACAGCACGAATGTTGTTCATCGTGTAGCCTTCGCTCGCCACAATGCGGTCTAGGCTTGGTGCGCGCGGTCCTGGATGAAAGCGCTTACCTGACGTTTCGAATTGAAAGCGCAAACCTGTAGCCTCGCAAAAACCCGAAGCCAACTTGTGCGCAACAAATGCTTGCGTCAGATCAAACGGTACGCCCAACTGAGCAGCACGCTTTTTCGCAGCGGACCACAAGCGCTTGGCTTTTCCAGCCGGCGTTTGGTTCGCCGCCATCGCGTACTCACGGGCGTACTTTCGCGTCTTCTCTCTGTTTTTCTTACGCCAGTCTCGACGGCATTCTTTAGTCGTTCTTGACTTTGCCATCACTTGTTGAGGAAGTGTTGCCATTCAAAGGCATTCCCCAATCCAGCAGCACGGATCAAAAGCTTCGCTCTAGCAGGATCGGTTTTGACGATATGGCTCTGCATCTGCGGATCAGCCGTCTTAGGATCGAAGGGGTTCGTGTTCTGACTTGCCCGACCGAATAACGTGTCTTCGGCAAACATCGCAGCGCCCGACTTAGCGAGTGCCTTGAAGATCGCCGGCTTTGCAATCAGCTCGCGTCCGCCGTCAACGACGATCGCGCCCATCTCCACCAACTCTGAACGAAGCTCGGGATCGAGGTTGCCGATCGCTCGCTTCGCCATTTCGAGATTGCGGGAGAACTCGGGGGTAATTGCACCGCCCCACGTCCTTTCGAGAGCAGCTTGGGCCTTCGTCACCTGTTGGCTGAGTGCTTCGCGTGAACCATCGGCTTGTGCCTGTAAGTTCTGTTGTGCGAATTGCAGCACGCCGTCATGCACCGCAGCTGCCTGCTCTTTCGAGAGACCGGCTTTGTGTGCGGCAGTACGGAATGCGTCAGCGAACGGAGCATTATAGCCCGCTTGCAGCTCTTTCGGGATGTTGAACTCGTAACCCTTCGGATCAGACGGCGCCTGAGATGCAGCGCTCTTCTGCGAGAATGCCACTTCGAGTTCGCGATAGCTCTTCACCATCGCCTCGGGGCTATCCCACTTCTTCGTCTGTATAGCCTTCAGATTATCTGGGTCTTTAACCAGGTCTGAATACCATGTCTTAGCACCGTCACCGCTTCCTGCACCGCCCTGACCCTGATCAAGAGCAGCACCACCAGCGTTCTGGTTGCCTGCGTTCTGAGTTCCCAAGTCGATGCCACCAGCGGCGTTCCCGTTTCCGGCGCCCTGATTGCCGACTTGGCTCTGATCGTCTGGCATAAAATCGTTCTCCTAAGTGTCGCGTTCTAGTTCTGTTGCTCTGCTGCGGCTGCCTCGTGCCTTACGGCGTTTTCGAGGGCAACCACATCTTCGTGGGAAAGCGACAGGTGCGAGAAGATGCCTGCGAACGCTGCCCGCTTCCCTTCGTTGAACCGCAACTCATCCGACGCGACACTTGCCGGAGTTATCTGGTTCCACCCACACTTAGCGGCGAGATCGGCGATTACCGTCTCTTGGTCCACTCGCGAGGGGTTGCTGAGGAACACGCGGCGATAGGCTTCACCCAACTCGTATTGGGCGGACATCGACTTAGTGCGTATTCCGAATTTTCTGACTAGCGACTGCCAAATCCTCATTCGTCCCTCATCACGTCTCGCTTGAAAGCCTCAGACGCGATACTTGGGATTAGAACGGGACCGAAAGCGCTACGCTTGCCGAAGTAGACGACGCTGGACACTTCGCCTTCGTCGTCCCAAACCATGATCGCAAAGCCCGCCAACATATCGTACTTGTGCGACAGCTCTTCAGTCTGCTTTGCAAACTCAGCTTGAACGTCACGCGCTGCGATACTGCGACCACCTTCGATCGCTACGACGCCGCCGACATTGACGCCAACAGCATGGGGAGCTTCGCCTTCGATCATCTTACAAGAAACCCGCAGTCTTCATTCCGGCGAGAGCGTCTGTGCCCTGCTTGCCGGCCGCAGCCATGTCCTTAGCCGCCGCTGCATTCTGTGCGAGCTGCTGTGCCTGCTGACGAGCCTGACGCTTCTGATCACGAACTTTCGGATCGCGTAGTATGCTGACAGGTGCACCAAAAATATCGCGCAGCTCACGAACAGTTTCATCGCCATCGATGTTGTCAACCACTTCGGGCTCGGCTTGTGCGATCGGGGCAATGGCTTCAAGCACACGCAAGATGCCTTCGCCTTCCTTGGCCCTGCGTAAACGATCGAGGGGGCCAGTCATCTGCGGCGAGATCGTTTTGCCTTGCAGAGTTTGCGGGACGCGGTAAGCACTGGTCGGCGCGTACAGGCCCTTCCTTGTGAGGATGCCCAGCTCGCGATCGATCATGCGGGAAAGCGTCTGCTGCAAACGTGAACCAGCGGGACCGAGCAACTCGCCCTTTTCATTCGCGCGGATCATCGCCTCAGTCGCCGACATTTGTGGGTTCTGAACGAGCAGCGCAAACAGGTTCAGGTACATGCTGTCCTTGACCATGTTGCGCTTGGCCTCAATGACCATCGTCGCAAAGTCAAGGCGCTGACCATTGAACAAGGGCTCGATCATCCGCTGTCCCTGAGCATTGACACCACCTAAGTTGATGGCACCGGGGGCAGCACTCGGACGGTTCATAACGCCGGCATTGGCCACGAGAAGCGGCGGACGAACCGATTGCTCGCCTGCCAGTAGTTCGTTGCGGCCCATCACCTGAAGCGACTGGATGTCCGAGAGGCATTTCATTACCGGCCCCTCAGCCCAGCCACTTGTGCCTTCAGGGAGCCAGCGGAAATCCATGATCGGAAATTCGTAGTAGCCGCGCTCTTTGCAAACGGCCTTCTCTTGAACGGAGATGTGGACCGACTGGAACTGCGAACCCTGGATATCGTTGGTCCGACCGTAATCTCCACGAGGATGGATCGCATGAATGTACTGCGACCGCTGATCTTTCCTGGATGGGTTCTCTGCGGCTTCCCTGATCTTCGCAGGGGTACGATTGCCGAACTCTCCAAGCGCTTGCTCAGCCGTCAGCTCGTAATAGCGATAGAAGCAAGTGACAGTGCCCTTCGCATCCGTGGAGATGTAGCACTCACGAAGCGGGATGTACTGGTAGCTGATCAGGGCGTGCTTGGTGAACCCTTCCTCGACGTAATAGAAGCCGGCGCCGTGCGAGATGCAGGACCGGATCGCCGACTGAGACGAGTTCACCCAACCACTGTCAGCGTCGTACCTGATCTCAAAGAGAAGGTCGCGCTGATCTTTAAGCCACAGCAGCTCGGGGTCCGTTCGCTTGCTGCGCTTGAAGTCGGTGATGCCGAGCCCGTGCCAAAATTCAGACTGAGGGATAACGAGGGCTTCGATGCCGGATGCGAGGCGATCGACGGCGTTGATGCCCGTGCTGTCGTAAAGCTTCTTCGAGCGGATCGCGGCATTAGGCGTGGGGTTCGTAATGCCAACGCCAGATCGACCGTAGCCGCCCGGAGCAACGTGGGTCGCGGCGACGGCATCAACCTGATCCCAGATAGCCTCGTAACCGGATCGCGCCGACGCCAACTGCGCCAGTCGATCCATAACGTCTTGCACTACGGCCATTAAGCTGCACCTTGTCGGGAAATGTCGGTGATGCCACCAAGCGAGATACCGGCGAGGGGCTGGAATTGTGCGCGGGTCGTGAGCGAGAGTTGACGGGGCGCCTTCTTGAGATTGTCCAAGTCGGTGCCTTCGATCGTCATGTCGTCTCGCTTCTTACCGACGCTCGCTGCAACTGCGGAAAGCTGTGGTGTACACATATGTCGATGAAATCCCAGAACCATCGACACGTTGGGACGATGTGTCGATTGCGCAGACGTGTTAGGCGCCGAGCGTGACGCCTGAGAGGTTGGGCGTGCTGGTATCGCCGCGAGCACTGGTCAGAATGGTGCTGGCGAAGCCCTTGGACGAGAGGGCGAGAAGTCCGCGCTGCCTCTCTTCGCCCGCCTGTACGTCTGCGCTTGTCTTAGTGGGCGCTGCTACGACTGGCGGGGGCGTGGGTGCCTTGATGCCGAAAAGTCCCGGTGTGCACATGAGGTTGTCCTACGGTGAGCGCGAGCTGCAGGAAGTCCTCACCGACGACGCTGTATCGAGGGAGCGTGCATTCGGGGACCATGCCCAGCCGCTTGAGCCAATTGATGGAATGTACACTCGATGCGGGGACGCGAACCTCAATGCGGCGTGCGTTGGATCGAGCGAGGAAATCGGGGAGCCACGTCTTCATGCCCCATCGTGTGATCGAGGGCATTGCGCGCTTGGTGTCAGGGGTGCCGAAGCCGAAGAGACCGTAGAGGCCTGGAACGTGGGACATGACACCCCAGACGAACACAGGCTTGCCGTCCCAGAACAGAACCCACGCTTCGCCGATCACAGACGCGCACTTGACGACGAATGGCAGCTGGTCCGGTGTCATCCCCGACGCGTGCATCTCGTACAGGTCTTCGTGGCGAAGGTGGCGTTGTATGTACTCGACATTGAGTTCGTGCGGCTGGTGTTCCGAAACGCGAAGGGCCGAGAATTTAGACATGCGTCAGGAGCCTCGAAAAACGCGCGCACGGGGTCGGAGGTAGCGTTATGGGGGACAGATAGTGAACCGGCGACTGGCGACCCATCCCTGACCTATTTCCAGGGGTTCTGAGTGCCGACCGAGCCTCTGAAGGAAGCCAGCGGGTCGTAGTCGTCGGGGCTGGCGAGGGTTGTATCGGCCTTCTCAATGTTGAGCTGCTTCGTCATCCAGTCGCCGTACCCATTCGTGTCGGGCCTCTGTCTCGCCCAATCAGGGAGTACGCCCCAATCAGCCGGGGTAGTCGCGTAATACTGGAGCGCCTTGCAGCCGTGGCTTGACCAGTCGTGCTTGGGCTTGCTCTTCAACACCAGCTTCTCGCCCTCTTCGCGCCCATCCTCTTCGTAGTGATAGGCCCTGAGCGCTTGGATGCCGCGACGACACTTCACAGCATCGATGCGCATACGAGGGAGAAGGACGCGAGTGTGTTCGATGCCCTCTTCTTCCGAGAGCTTGGGGGCGACGACGTGGTGAAGCCCGAGCTGACGAGCCTGTTCGCTGATAGTCGCGCCGGCCCCGAACTCGTGCTTGTTCATGTCGTGCGGAAAGATGTGCCTGCTGTAGACGTACGGCCGCTGATGCAGAACCTTGATCACCGACTTGAGATCATGCCCGCGCGCCTCGTGGTAGTCGATCGCACAAATCTCTTTGTCGATGCGCTGGATAAACCAGATGGCGTGTGCGTCGCGATGGCCTATGTCGTGACAGGTCTCAACAGGGAAACGTGGATCGTACGGAACCGTCGCAAGTTTGCCCGCTTGGTGCAGAGCTTCAACCCACTTATCGAAGATCGCGCCGACGTTGGACGCATCGAAGCTGCAGAAATACTCTTGCTGAATGCGCTCTTCGGGTTTGCCTTCCTCACGCTCTTCCTGAATTTTCTGCATCGAGACGAGGCCGGTATCGACGATCGTCTTGAGCGAGCAGAACCAACGAGGGTTGTTCTTGATCCGCTCGTACTGGTCGTAAAAGAAGTTGCGGCCGCGAGGGGTTCCGATGAAAATTGCCCAGCCGTCGTTTTCCACGAGAATGGGCGACATGTAATCGTACGCGCGCTGATCGCTTAGGGACCATTCGCTGAACGTCATGCCGAGAGGGTTGGTGCCGACGAGCCGATCGTAGTTGTCTGAACCGACCGCTTTCCAGATCGAGCCGCGCTTAAACTCGATCAGCATCTCATTGTCGAGGGTCCGCTTGCGCAGTTCGACGGGGAACGCCTGATCGATGTAGCGGATGCCGGTCTCTTTGTTGATGCCGTTCCACACGACTTCCCTTGCTTGGGTCGCCGTGGGCAGCATGTGATAGTATTGGCCGACGTGCTGCTCTGCTTCTTTGGCGGTGTAGTTCATCGCGAAGCTGTCTTTGCCGGCGCGACGATGCCAGACTAGGAACGCACGCTTCTTTTTGGTGCCTGGGATCGGTTTTCCCTGTGCATCGACAAAGCCATCTAAAGCCTGGAGCACTTCGAGCTGATGGGGTCGAGGGGTCCAATTGTTCGGCAGCGTCAGTGTGCGCGCCATCAATGCCTCATGTTGGAAGCAGCGTTTGTCACCATCATGCGGAACATGCTTTCAGTCATCGTGCTCTTGGCGATATTTGCCCAATAAGAGATGACGCGCGAGTTCTCCGGCGTGTACCCCTTGGTGCAATCGAGGCGGTCAATCGAGGGGTGCAGCGGGTGTGTCGCACCATTGACCTTCGTGTTCGACAAATCAAAGGCCATACCTGTAACGGGACACTTCATTTGGTGCGAGTGCGCTGCGAGCCATTCCCAATTGTTGAGGGCACGGCGCTCGGGCTTCCGCACCAAACGGGAAAGGTGAGGGTAAAGCGGCCCAGCTTTGGCGATATCCATCAGAACAAGGGTAGCGTCGTTGCGGCGCCGATACCATTTGTCCGAGCCGGGCTTGCGGTACTGTTGGTTGTCCTGCGAAGTACACTTGCGACAGCGGGACCGGATGTGACCGGGGCGATCCGAGCGCGGCTTGAACTCTGTACGAAGCTTGATCTTGCGGCACTGAGTACAGCGCTTACGCAGAACAGGAGCGCCAGTGGGCGTTGGTGCCCCTGCACGTTTCTGCATTTAGTGTACACTCTAAGTTATTTCAGGATTTTTGTAGCGCCGTACGTGGGCTGGGGATTACCTTGACGGGTCCCCCGCGCCCTTGGACCCATGCCGGCCCTCGATCGCGTGCACAACATTCACTGAACCACGTACATAGTGGGCAGTTCGGGACCATCATCCTAGCTTTCATCCTTGGTAGGGATGACACGTCGAGCCTTGCGCTTGCGTTTGCGAGGGATGATTGCGTTAGGATTGCCAGTCGTGATGCGATACGCGGTGAGCGTGCGCATCTTCAGCCACGTGTTGAAGCGCTCGCGCCCCTGCAACGTGGCCTCCCAAACCTTACGCCTCGCTGAAATCTGCATCGATTGCGTCGCGCGTGCGAGGCATTTCCAATTGCAGAGCCTTGGGGACATCAGCGACAAGCGAGGGAACGGCATACGAGACGACACTTAGACTTAGCGGTCCGCCGTCACTGCTACCGAGCTTAAGCAGTTGCCCGTATTCTTTGGGTGCACATTTCTCTGCATACGCCAGTGCGCATCTGTGGAAGGCTTCAGCAATGCGCATCTCATCTGGGTTGTTGCTGTCAGCTGCCTTGCGGCTTAGTTCAGCAGCTTCAGCGATTGCGGCTTCAGCACCTTGCGCAAGGCATCGTCTCACTTCAGCATCGAACACTGGATCAGCATGCCGAGCACGATAGAAAGTACCGAGACCACACACACCGCGCATAGTGAAAATTTCACTGAGCGTCGCCCCTTCTTCTAACAGCTGCAGAATGGTCTCGCGTTGCTTGGCTGTCATAGCTGCAGGCATTCCGCCACGCTTCAGAACAGCGTCTCTACGTTCACGCGCACGCGCCACTGGATTGGTGCTCGCTTTCGCAACCATTCGTTAACCTTTCAGTAACCAGTCTAGCGTACACTAGAAACGTACCCCTATCAGACAAGTGTACACTTCAAGAATACGGAGACAGGCATGACCAAGAGTTCAGCATATCAGCGCTGGAAAGAGCGTAACCCAGAGAAAGCACGCATTAGCAATCGGGACCGTGTGAAGCGATGGCGGAAGGCACACCCAGAGAAAGCGCGAGAGATCGGCCGCCGGTATTACAAACCCGAACGGGCGCGCAAACACAACCTGCACAAGCTTGGACTATCAGTAGAGCAGTACGAGTTGATGCACAGCCTACAGCGAGGCAAATGCAAAATATGCCGCGAGCCGGAGCGCATCACCGGACAACGCCTTGCAGTAGACCACTGCCACAAGACGAAGCGAGTGCGCGGGTTGCTCTGCTCTGCCTGTAACCAAGGATTGGGCAGGTTTCGTGACAACCCCGAACTGCTGCGGCGTGCGGCAGGCTACTTAGAGTGAAGGAGAACAGCCATGTACACAGCTACCATCCTCGTTGATACCTCACTACTGCGACGTGAATGCCGCGATCTTCTCGAAGCGGTTGATTGGATTTGGGTCGTGCTGGGGTATGAGTTGTGCCCCTGCAAGGTCCATGTTGAGTGCACGTCTGGCGCTGGCCTTTGCATGCACGTCAATGGCGCCTTTGTGAGTGTGGCGCGTTTGCACTGATTGGAGTGTACACTAGAGCTTGCCAAAGTGTACGAACGAGAGTACAAGTGATTTGTTTTTGGCAACCACGAAAGGACGGCACATGCAGACCGTAGTCATTCCAAGCCTACTAGCGCGCATCAAGGCTGAAGTGCGTAAGGAGCTGGCCGCCGATCAGTCACGGCGCAACGAGTGCGGCGAGTGGCGTGCGGAGTTCGCTCGCGGCATCTATGTCGATTACCGCAAGTTCGTGCACAAGCATTGGCCAGCAATTCGCCGGGGTGAGGTAGAAGCCGCATACGCGCATTGGCTGAACGACCTTGTTGCCGACCAAGCGTCCACGTTCGTGACGTGCATTCAAGTGCGTAGGGCAGGCTAAGCGTCTTACCTTGTCCCGTGTGTACACTCTACGCGCACGGGACAGGGTCAGTCGCTTACGAGTTCAACACCCACGAAAGGACAAGGCACATGAATACGTTTCGTCAAATCGACTGGGACACTTGCACCATGTTTGATGTGATCGACCACAGCATTCTGATGCATCCCAGTCTGCTAATCGACGGTATCCGGGCAGCGAGCGCAGCACATAACGACTATGCGCGGCGCACCTACTATGCAGACACGCGCGCTAACTGCTTTCGCTACATCAAAGAGAACGCAAACGCGCTGCGTGACATTCGAGACGGTGAACCCGCAAGCGTCGCCTGCAACACGTTCCACAGTGTGATTGAAGCGTTCAACATCGCGTGCAAGTTGCAGTGCATCCCACAGCATTGCCGCGGCGGTATCGTCGACCGTACGCAGCTGCCGTCCGATATCGAGTAAGCGTGCAGGCTCAGTCGCTTATCTGTAGTGTACACTTAAGGCGTACAGACACCCACAACCCACGAAAGGCACATCACATGGCAAGGCTTCAAGACATCGGCTGGGCGTCTCGCGTTTTCGACCGT